TTACCTCCTGTCATAGGGCTACTGCCTTTGCCTTACGCAAGTATGTTTGGTCTATTGATGGCGGGAATGTTTGGAGCGATTGTGTGGCCGTTGGTTGCGATGGTTTCATTCAGTCGCCAGGATTTTACAGTTTCTATAGAATCACTGTTTCGGGCAATTCCACCTCCCTTGGGCGATACGATAGCAGATGTGTTTGCCGACGGAAACCGAACGGTGGCGAAACTAAATGCTCGCAAAGAGAAACTGGCAAGTGACCTAACGATTGCCCTCGGAAACATAGCAAACGTAATATCGGGCGTTAACGACCGAGTAAACTCAAAGGATGGTGTTGTTAAGTCTAATATACAAAATTTGACCGACAAGTTAAATCAGGTAGCGAAGCGTCCGGTCGGAGCGAAACGGCTTACAAATAGACGACGCATTAATACTAAATGGACGAAGATGCAGCGAACAAAATTCGCGAAACGCTGAGACAGTGGATTGCCCTAGACGACCGTTCTCGTCAACTACAAGCTGAAATTAAAAATATTCGCACACAGAAAGCCGATTTGAGCGGAGCGGTACTGTCGTTCATGCGGGATAATCAAATTGACGATATTGCTCTTGAAGGTTCGGGAGTGGGAAATATTCGCAGGAGTGTTCGTACTTCTCGCCCTCCACTACGTCGTAACTACATTCGCACCCAACTCCTGCTACAGTTCGCCGACCAGCCGCAGCGAGTAGCCGAGGCTCTGCGTTCTATTGAAGGAATCCCTGACGGAGCAGACGATATGTCGGTTGGAGGAACGCAGAGGGAACTTCTAACACGTCATATTCCACGAACTAAGTTTGTGTGAATTTGAGTATCGCCTGTCGGGCTGCTTCCTGTTCTGCCTGTTTCTTTGTAGGCGCAGTTCCTCTACCAATTTCAACACCCAAATGATTAACAACTGCCATAGTGTATCTTCCACCATTCTCCTGTGTGACCATCGTATATACAGGAGTCATGTGATACGCCGATTGATAAAGTTTTTGAAACTGTTCCTTGAAGTTCCGATTGTTCATGAGTAGCTTTGGAATATCGATATGTGTTTCAACCAAAGATACAACAAAGTCGTAAACCGTCTTGAAGTCGTAACCGCTGTCAGTCCACAGGGCTCCGATGAATGCCTCCAAGATATCGCCAAGCTTTTTGATGTTACCTCTGCCCGCACAAATATCTTCGTTATGCCGGGAGATGATATAGAACTTATCAAGTCCAATCGTTTGACTCAGCTTCCCAAGAGTATCGTTACATACGATTTCTTTCTTTACATCCGTGAGGAACCCTTCGTTTTCCCCGGGGAACCGTTTAATCAAATAGGTTGAAACACAGGCTCCCAGCACAGAATCTCCTAAATGTTCCAATCTTTCGTATGAATCGTCGAACAAATCAAGACAATTTGACGGACGAGGCACTAGTTCAGTATGTTCCCCAACAGGTGTCGTATATTCGGTGCGCTTTACGTATGATGAATGTACCATCGCAGTTTGGAATATCCCGACATCCCGAAGTTTGAATTTAGGACACCCATTTTGCGAAAGAACCGACTGGATATCATTCGTGCTGATGAGCCTGTTCTTGGGATTATACGGATTGTATGTCATTCTTACTTGCGACGGGTAAATCGTCTATTTCCTTTCCGTTTTGTTTGACGTCTCTTACTTCCGTTCTGTTCGGCAATACTCGGCGCGGTATTTAACAATTGGTCTACATATCTATTATATGACACTTCATCAAGTTTTTCTGTAGAAGCCCATCGTTCGGGATCTGATAATTTTGCTATTCCGAATAAAGCAATAATTCTAGCAGAGTCCGCGTCAGGATGATTTATTCGTGTTAGAATAGGTTGAAGACGTTTAATAATTTTAGCAGTACGATCTGTTACCCATGCATTCTGCCCAGCAAGAGTAGACAATTTCCCACCATCTATGTTCTTGCTGCGAATACCGGGTATAGTTTCACGCAGCGTCTGTTCAATAACAGTCTTATCTGCTGTCCAACCAGTAAGCTTTCCAAAACTATCTCGCGTTTCTTGGATAAAAACAGCAGCGCTCTTAGGTCCATTACATACCGCATGAGCCCATTCGTATTCCGCCCGAACTAATTCAGGTGTAGAAGTCGACGGTAGTTTCGAAAGTGCGATATCTGCGAACATCGCACCCTGTACAACCGGTAGTATATGTTCGCATGCTATTGTGTCTAATTGTGACCCATCGGGGTTTAATAACGGATAATTACACAACCAGCAATTGGCAGCTTTCCCAGTTCCTGCCCGAACACACTGCCCCGTATTGTCAGTTGGGGCGAACATATAACGGACTGCCTTCTTTTTCATTAAAAATTTAGCAACTGCGTCTGGTCCAAAAATTTGAACGGCAAAGACGATAGCAGGAGATTTGGTATTCAGTACCCGACTTCTGTATTTTTCAAGTTGCTGGGATTTTGCTAATTCAGTTGGATTTAGTTCACTATTAGCGGATTCAATGTCTGCGTTTAGTCTTTGTAACGCTCCGATAAAAAGTTCTTGTTCTTTTTTCACGCGATCTTCTTCTTGTTTTGCCCGTTTATTAGCGTTTTCCCCTACTAATAGATTTGCCTTTGCAGCATTTCGTTTAGGAGGTCTAACATCTGCCATTACTTATCTCAGTCATTTTTTACACGCGTGAAGTTGAATTCTGTGGAAACTAGTCGTTCCTTGGAGGAATTGACGATGAAATCAAAGCAGTCATCTGCGCTACACGTTGAAGTAGAATTGAAGTAGGCTTCAAGCATGGTTTTCAGTTCCTTCTTGGAAATGCTCCATGGCTTGTTCCAACCCGGACGCTGAATTTTCACCACAGAATTATCTTCGCTCAGTTGAATCTTTTCGATATGCGAAAGTTCAGGAGATTGTAAAATCTTTGCGATATTTGTTTCCACGTCCCGTCGTTCATTCCGCAGCTCATGTACCTTCTTGTTAACCGACTGAATGTCATCGTCAATCTTGGCATACGACTTTAGCCAGGTCTTCAGCGTATCAATAAGGGACGACATGGTGATACCTTCTCTAATATTTTAAAGTTAAATCCGTTTTCAATGTAAGGAGATGTATTTTGACGAAAAGGACATCCAGCGTCTGCGGGAAGTTTATAACAAAGAACACCCGCAAGAACAACAGATACCGCCCGAAGGAACTTGGGCGGAAATACAGTCACGATTACAGGCAAAGTGTAAAACTGGACGAGCCGAGTGTATTATTACATCGCTGTTGTCCCGACCCAAGGCACCGGCTGAATGGAAAGTGAACGCCGAAGAATGGCTGTCCTCTACCGATATTGACAAAATGGAAAAATCATTTGAGGAGTTGTTTCCCGACTATATTCACGTTGGAACCTTTCCGATTGATTTTGATGCCAAGAGTGAAACTGGTAAATGCCTGGTTAGTGCGTTGTGTTCCATGGATATTCGGAAATTGGCAAAAGATGGTAAGACTCAAATCGGTATCATTTTTAACACCGATGTGAGCACAGGACCTGGCGAACATTGGGTAGCAGTATATTGCGATATTCGTTCAGAATTAGCTTATCCTCGCATGACGTATTTTGATTCGTATGCTCACAAACCCGAAAAGGAAATTAAGCGACTTATGACGCGCTGGAAGGAGCAGTGGGATGCTACGGGAGTCCATTCGCAGGGTATGAAGTTAACTTACAATAAGACACGTCACCAGTACAAGGATTCTGAGTGCGGTATGTACTGTATGTATTTCCATTACTGCTGTCTACTGGGTATTTCAATGGAGGAGCGCGTTCCTGACGACGTGGTCAACGGGTTTCGTAGCATGCTATTCAGGGTATAAAATCTCCTATATAAATATACTCAAAATGGCGAATAAGTGGTTGACGCACGTTAAGAGCACGATGAAGTCGATGAAGTCGAAGGGTACCTACAAGAAGGGAGATGGCCTTAAGAAGGTCATTCTGGCTGCGAAGAAGACGTACAAGAAGAAGGGAGGTGCCGGTGGTCCTGAGTCGATGGAAGAGGTTGGCGGTCGTCGTCGTAAGACTCGCCGACGCAAGACTCGTTCCTAAAAAAATCAAACCTTCTAACATATAAAGACAAATGGGTGGTGGTCTACTTCAACTCGTGGCACATGGCGCACAGGACGCATACCTAACTGGAAATCCGCAGATTACGTTCTGGAAGGGTCTCTTCAAGCGTCATACTAATTTTGCGATGGAGCCCTTTCGCATTAATTTAACCGGTATGCCGATGTGGGGTCAGAAGCAGAGCGCGACTCTCGGTCGCCATGCCGACTTGGCGTATTCTACTTATTTGACTGTTGTTCTGCCTACACAGACTAATGCCGCAACTCCGGTTAATATTTTATGGAATAACGAGCAGGGTCGCCTAGGTTACAACCTGCTCGACTATGTAGAAATTGAAGTTGGTGGACAGTTAATCGACCGTCTTTACAGTGAATGGCTCTACTTGTGGGATACGCTGACGTCTGATTACAATACGAGCTACAAGCTCAATCAGGTGGTTACCGGTGGACTCCCGGACGCTGGATATACGTCGTTCCCTCTGTCGACTTCTTGCTCATCCGGTGCCCCAACTGGCCGCCCCTCGCAGCCAAATATGCTGAACATTCCTCTGCCATTTTTCTACACCCGGAACCCCGGTGCTGCGCTACCCTTGATTGCCCTGCAGTATCACGAGGTGAAGATTAATATTTTGTGGAACAAGTCCCAGTTTGTAGGACATGGGGCGGCATCGGAACCAGCTAGTATTTCGGGTCTCATTGCCCCCCCTGCTCCTACATCAGTTGCTCTGTATGTTGACTACATCTACCTGGACGTTGACGAGCGCCGTCGTATGGCTCAGGAGAGTCATGAGTACCTGATTGAGCAGGTTCAGTTCAACGAGGACAAGGGTCTATCTGCTGCCAGTAATCGCATTGACCTCACGTTCAATCACCCAGTCAAGGAGCTTGTGTGGGTCGTCCAGCCCGAACGGTTCACGAATTGTAAGATTGATGAACCCCGTGTAGAAGGAGCCGTTAATCCTACTGTTGGCGCACCTCGCCCGACTCTTGGTCGTCTGTCCCCGTTCACCTATACCTACCTAAACCAGGCAGCAGCAAGCGCTCACACGCAGCCCGTGCTCGAACAGTGGCTACAGATTAACGGACAGGACCGCCTAGACCGTCGCTCTGGTGATTACTTCAACAAAGTTCAGCCTCTCCAGCACCACACGGGAACGATGAAGCCCATCGGGTTTTCTGAAATCGCTCACCAAGCACGGGCTGGTGGCTCCACAGCAGTCCCCAAGTCTCACCAGGCAATCTACTCGTATTCGTTTGCCCTGAAGCCCGAGGAACAGCAGCCTTCGGGAACGTGTAACTTCTCCCGCATTGATACTGCTACCATCGTGATGAATATGTCTGGTGATTACATTATTGGCGATGAGTCCGACAACAACTGGAACGTCCGTGTGTACGCGACGAACTACAATATCCTGCGTATCATGAGCGGCATGTGTGGTCTTGCGTACAGCAATTAAAGATGTAAATAATATAATAAACATGGCTGAGCCCCCAAAAGCACCCGAAGAAGCTCCCAAGGCAGTGCCACTTGCGTCAATTGCTTGGATTGCACTGATTGTGATTCAGGCGCTATTGTTCTATTCGGGTGCCGCCAAGCTTTCATATGACCGATTCAAGTCTGTTGGATGGGCGATAGTGGCCTTCTTATTTGCCCCACTTTACTACATGTATTATGCTTTCTTTGTGAGTACATCTGCTTCCCCAGTTATGATAGCCGCTGCCCGTCGGGCTTGGCGGATGTAAATTCCTGTTTCAGTTTTTCTAAATACAAAATAGCATCCATGTGCTCCTCCTGGGCATGCTGAATCCATTCAAGAATAGATAAGTCCTTTCTGTCCAAATCGGTACCGTATTTTTGCTTACCGATTTCAGCACGCTTTTGAAACGCAGATATGACTGATGTAACTACAGAGTCATATTTGTGTTCCATTTAATATAACTATTCCCCTTATAAGTAAATAATGGAACCCGATAAGCTCCTTGTTGTTGC